CTGCTATTGGATTACGAGAGCAGAGCGTGTGGTTCACCGCACATTTGGCGAATGCTCAGGCGCACTGGTTCGCTGTCAGGCCAATGGCGTTGTTTGTGTTGCTCACTCGGCACACTCGCGTGCTATTCGTGTCCACTGATTTTTACTCTCAGCAGGCAGTTCTACCGGGGGTGGACTTCGAGTTACTTCCTTTCGTTAATGGAGCACCTCCCCTCAGCAAAAGATATGTGCCGAAGTTCGCACAAGACAGACTCATTCACTCAGCGGAAGTGTCGCGTGCCAGCATCATTTCTCGTCCTGCTTTCCCTGATGTCGTCACTCGCGGCACCAACATCATGCATGCGTGGAACGTCCCTGTGTCATTACACTCGCTACATCCAGCTGTATTTCCAGCTGTCACAGACGAAGAAATCCAAGGTGTCATTTTCTCGCAAACGAACTTTGACCTCATCAAAGATCATGAGCATGCGGTCGAGTTCAAGATTGACGCCCCTATGCGTCTCTTGAAGATGACTGCACCTAGCGCTCTGGTGACCCGCAAAGACGTGCGCTCGTCGTTCATTGACGCGCACAAGATGGCGGACATTCAGGTCTCCGGGTCTTCTTTCGAGTCATTGCGTAATTTCTGCCTTCGTAATTTGACGCCTGCCCAGAAGAAATTCGTCTCGCCTGTTGAGGTCGCTAACGCGGGTATTATGATTAAACGCTTCGTGGATTGTTACGTCGAGAGCCCTACTTTCGAAATGAGCGAGGATTCAATCAGCAGTTGGCTTCGGCGTCGTACTCCGACGTTCCTTGAGTCAATCGATGAGCGATTTGGTGAGAGCCGTCGTACAACAACGTTCGTGAGCTTCCTTAAAACGCAGGTCAAGTGCAAACCCGTGCCGGGTTTTGCTGGGACGATACAATACGGTCAACAAATCGTCGCCAATGACCCATCTTACTCTGCATGTTTCCTCGACGCGCAGACGAAAGCTTTCCGGCGGTGCTCAGAGATTCTACGTTCAACGTGCATAATTGACTGCGGTTATTCGGATGATGAATTGGCCCGGGCTGTACGGCAATGGCGCGTCGACTTCACGCAGAATACGCAGATCGATGTTTCCCGGCAGGACTCCCAGCACACCGGTGCACAGGTTCTCGCTTTCGCGTGGTTCTTGAAACAACTGGGCATCGATGAAGAAGTCGTGGAATTGTACGTTCTTATGCGGTCGTACTACGCCGTTCGATCTCTTCAACCAGGCGCCTTTTCTGGGACGATAGCGTGGTCTCTGCCCAGCGGTGATCCATTCACTCTTCTCGCTAATTGCTACATGATGCTTGTCACCGTCGCATCTCGTTTCACCACTGCATCGGTCGCCAAATCTCACGTTTTGCAGAAGGGCGATGACTGGCTGTCGAACGGCCATCTTGTTGCCCGAGATGCGCTCACTGTGCTATGCGCTCCGACTGTGCTGAAGATTGCTGTTGATGCAGTTCCCTATCACGCTGGTCGCTTATGGCTCACCGACCATTTTGTAGCCGACCCTGTCAGGTCTTTTTGCCGCCATTTCGCGAGGTTGAGGGATGAATCCGTTCCGATTGAAGAACTCCATCGATCGTACGTGTCAAGGCAAGTTGCTATGTCTGAAGAGGACGTTCGTGTTGTTTTCTTCGCTGTCAAGATGATGTACCCGTTTTACTCGAACGAGGATATCGACGTTATTTTCCGCACGACCGCTATGCTTCGGGATTTCGAATTCTTCAAGAGGACGGCTACTTGCGGTCGTGATTCGCCCCGCATTTTCGATGCTCCTTCTGACTGCGCATTGAGCGTTGTTCGCAAGCTCGGCATTCGCGTGACCCAAGCCGAGATTCGCCGATTGCGCGGGATTTGCCAAGATGAATTTGTTCTCTTTCTTAAGGAGCGTAACATTCGCGCAATAGCCGTTGATAATTTGGCCGAGGTCGTGGCTGTCAGAGCCGTCGTTCTTGTATCGCCCTCACATACTTGGGTTATATTCGGACTTAATGGGGAGCTTCCGTATGAGCTTAATGAATCAAGTTCCCTTCAATCATGGCTGCTTCATTCCAACAACACATCATCGGACAAGCGACTCGTGGGAAACCCGATTGGTACTATCGATTCACTGACAACACAATGGTCGCCGAGGTCGTCAGGAATTACGATAGCGTCATCATTAGCGACGTCAAGCTCAGCGGATTTGTCGTCCGCAATGGGGATATCCAGATCATCATCGGAATGGTCCCGGAAAACGCAGCCCCCTTCACGAGCTTTGAGCAAGCCCTGGGGATCAATAACCACGTCGAGATCGGGGGCGACGCTCAACGTACTCAGCGACTCTCTGACCTCGTGGACATCTCCGGCGTCATCACCGATCTCAACGACTACGGGCGAAAATCTCGCCCTGGCAAAATCGTCCTATACCACAACGGCGCTGGCACTCCCAACGTCGTCGCCAATATCCGCATCGACTTCAAATGCTCGTACTCCGGGCGCGGAGCAGGCGTTCCACTCGCTGACGAAGAAGGTGACGCGGACGAGTAAGCAGCCCCGGACGAGTGAATTCCACTCATCTGTACGCTTGTCGCGTACATAACCATCAAGTCCTTTATTTCCGTATTCGAGAATTGCCGAGAATGACTTTAAACACTGAAAATGGC